AATTCTGTATTATTATATGTACTGCTAACAAATGAGTTAAAAGGTACTTGCGTTGTAATGCTATCGCCACCAATAGGCAAAACAAATTCAGTACCAAAAAATATCTCAGTAATGCCGTCTACTGCACCGGATATAGCGGCAACATGCCAATAGCGATTAGAGGCTTGAGTAAAACTTCTAATGTTCCATTTTGTTGTAAAATCGGCAGTAAAAGTATCTATATTAGTAACTTCTCCAGTTGATGCATCGTCATGATGGACTCCAATACTATCTGTTTCAGCAGCATTAAAAAACAAAGCAACAAAATCAATTGCCTTACTAGCACCAAAATCAAATTGTAATGCATCTCTAGTTACAGCTCCAGTTTCACTATTTGTAGTTCTGCTAAAATTCGTAATAACATCTGTAGTATTTCGATCAGTAGCCCTACTTTCATTTGTAATAGTACTAGCATCACTAAAAGTAAATACGCCATTTGGAGTTCCACCGCCACTTGTACCCTCAGAAAAAACACCATCATTAAGTGTTGCAGTGCTTGTACCTACATTATCAAAGTATAACTTATGTGCCATTAGCTTTTATATACTTCCATTGCTTTAATTTTTAACGAATTAACTGTTAACTGGGTATTGGTAATCCGAAAATAATAGTCGGTGTAGTCATCTCCACGAAAACGAAAATCTGCTGGTGGATCAGTAAAACGTACTATATCACCAATTTCTAATTTAAATAGAGCAGGGTCTAATAATTCGCAAGAGGCTAAAACGCGTGGATATTTAAATAGAGCAAGTAAATTAGTTGCATTTTTAGTGGCATTTACCCAGTCATTATTAACTGTCATCACATTATCATTATCGTCAAAGCCATAAGCTGTCTGTGCGTCAGTATCTTTTGCCTCTCCAGCCGTTAAGTATGCTCCTGATCCGACATGTTTATCATACTTAAAAAGCACTTTCCAAAGCATATCACTTGTTGAAAGTGTACTAAAGGATGGATTGCGATAGCTAGAAACAGTTAAGTCACTATCTACTGTTGGCGTTGAGCCACGGTTTTCTGCTTCTTCGATTAAGTAGTACAATTGGCCATCGCTAGGTCTAACATAGCTAATAAAACCACCCTCACGTTGAAGCTTTAATAATGCATCTTGGACTCTCATATTCTCACTATCAATTGTGCAACGTGTAATATTCGTATATTCACCATCTATTGCGGTTCTTGTAGTAGAATCAGCAGCGGCGTTTCCAAAGTTTGTGACCAAATTAGAATGAACATCGACTGGCGAACTTCCGCTAATATCTGTTAATCCATCTAAAGTCGCGCAATCAGTACCGGCATACAATATACTCGGTAAGTTTTGATCACGCGATAAAAATGTAGTTGTAGAATTTGGTATTTCAATAAAAGTCGTAAAATCTAAAAACATTTCATAAACATCAATTGTTTGCGCAGAAGAGGATGTAGACTGTATATAAAAACCCATTTGAACGCCGTCTAAATTGACACCACTTGAGTGGTCATTCCACTTTGATGTCACATCTAATTTAATTTCAGTAACAGTGCTTGTTGATAACTGCGCATTCCATCCATTTGAAGTCGTAATGTTTCGTTCATCACTTGCTAATATATCTGTGCCGTCTGCTGCATCTAACCAAGCGTTGGCAGCATTAGCAAGAGAGCATTGACCTCTAATAACTAACTTTACTGTGTGAATTGAACCCATTAACGTGCCGGCCATTACACCAAAGACACCACTAAGGTTACTAGAGCCTGCTGCTGCTGTGCATCTTTTGAAATCACTCGTATCCTCATTAATTGCATCTGCAATAGTGTTAAATGTCATATTTGCTGCATTAATATCAGCGTCTTGAGATTGTTCTTCGGGGTACATGCGGACTGACATTTTAAAATAATTTTTATTTGTTGCTGGGTCAGCGTCATTATCTACAATTAGTGTATTTGTTGAATATTTAGTTGTAGAGCTTGTTTGTGCCTCTTCAATGGGTACAAAGCGATCTATATCTGCCACATACATATGTGGTTGTCCACCGGTATCGTTTAAACCCTCATCGTAGTATAAACTATTCTTATCATGCGCAATAAACTTAATTGGTCTAAGTTTTTTATTTCTACATGTACCAGGACTGTTAAGACTTGATACGTTTACATCATATGCACCGTATGAGATAGAGCGAAACATTTGGCTACCAGGTCCAGGAGCTACGCCAACTTGACTCGTTAGTATCTTATTATCGCGCCACCCTGAATTATCTTCACATAAGATTGATATTTCTTGCGGTGTTACTTTTGATACTGACTTTATAACACCAGTAAATATTTTAAGGCATGTAGCTAATGAAGCTAATGTGCCATTCGTAGCATAATAAATTACGACTGCTTTATTAATGCGGTCACCAAACGATGCACTATACCCAGCATTAGCAATACGTAAAGTGATGGAGCTAGTAGAGGCAGAAAAGTTTTTGAAATCTAAATTGCTATTGACACCGGGTGCATTTAATAATCTACCATCATAAGCTTGCGATTCTACAGTAACATCTCTTGTACTAAGGTATAAAGTTGAGCTACCAGCAATTGTGAGTATGGGAAAAATGTCATTATTACGCTTGAGGCTATTCGTAAAATTTGCATGAGGAGATAAAGCCATGGTTTATGCGTTAGCTTCACGCCTTAATTCTTCTCTAATAGCAGGCAATACTTTAGTTCTGACATGATCTTCGTCACCAACCATATCTCCAGCAATGTTAATAGTTAAGCCACCACCGCCACCACCGCTATTCATACTTGCTAAGTTTTGTATACCAATTCTATCTACAGCGCTACGACGCATAACAAACTCACCAGCTTGCGCCATAATTGGAACATTATCTTGTCCTTGGACCATACCACCTGTTGCAAATCTCTGTATGCCATTATTTTGTATTAGTCCACCAGTATGAGCAAACAAACTAGCAAAAGCGCTTACTGCTGCGCCGCCAGCAGATGTAGTCTTGCCTAATGATAAGACAGCTCCTAATGTTTTTAGTAAAATTGCAAATTTCTTTTCAGCAGATAAACCTTCCTGACTTAAGGCACGTAGATTCAAACCAACCTGACTAAAAGCACTACCTAATTGTTGTGCAGACATAGCCATGTCTTTGCTTTGTGTAATATTAGTTTTTTGGATATTAAAACCTTCTTGAACGACACTTAAAAACTTACCTTCTTCAGCCGTTATGTTTTGAACACTCATTGCTAATTCGCCATTCTGCAAACTAACACCCTTTTGAAAAGTCAAGCGATCGCCAAATACTTGTGTTAATAATTTTTCTGAATCTAGTACTAATTGTGACACTTTTAACTGCTGGTCTGTTGCACCATTATTTTGCATATTAATTAGAAACAATTTATTCATTAATGATTCTTGAATTTTTTGAAGCTCAGTATTTTTTTCAAGAACCATGTTACTTTGACCTAAAGTGTTAATATACTGATTCATGCTCATGGTTGCATTTTGTATACCCTGAGTATTGGTATTTACAGCAGTTGTATTAGCTTGGAAAGCACCAGTGTATTCTAAAAGCTTACTAATAGCAAGTGCCAGTATGCCAACAGCACTAGCTTTTAGTGCTTTACTAAAATTTATAGTTGATAGCATAGCAGCAATAGCTTTAGCATTGTATAGGGTTAATGCAATACCTAAACCAGTAACATGTCTAGTAAAATCTATTATGGATTGTGTATTGATAGCTCTAAAGAATGCTTCTGTAGCCGTTACGGCTTTTAATAAAATTGGCGCTAATATATCACCAACGGTCGCTTGAAATCTAGTGACTGCGTCCATCATGTTACTAATAGCACCAGTCATGGTTTTCGACATGCGCTCACTACTACCCTCTATGCCTGATGCAGGATCTACTAAGGTTTTAAGTAATGCTTGTCTAAATTGAGGTAATGTCGTTTTAGATAAATCGTCTAAACCTTGCGTTGTCTTAATAATATTAAGTATTCCACGCTCTCGTAAAATATCTGCTGCACCTGCACCACCTGCAAAAGCACGACCTAAAGCATTCGCTGCTTCTGTTGCAGATGTACCCATAAACGCAGCAAGGTCAGTGACAGACCTTAATGTTGTCTCTGCATTCAAACCAAACGCCTGTAACTGCGCACCAGCATTTACCACATCGTCTAACATAAATGGTGTTGTGGCAGCTACTTCATTAAAAGCTTTAAATGCTCTTTCTGCATTCTCAACACCGCCAGTAAGACCTACTAATCTTGTTTTTACATCTTCAAATTGTCTAGAGGCATTAACAAAACTACCAATAGCTCGCGTAAAACCAACTGTCGCAAACGTAACCAGCAGCATGTTGTTTCGTAATGCACCAATTTGCCTACGAAGTCCAGCCGTTGCTTGACGCTGTTTTTCTGTAGCATTCTTAGCTTTTTTTGAGCCTTGCTCAATCTCTTTAAAGCCTTTTTTTGCTGCGGTAAAACCTTTAGTTCTTATTTCTATGATGAACTTGCTCATCTTGCTCCAATTTTATACATGCATTATACTCTTCATCTATAGCGGAAAAGATGACGAATCGCTCATAAACAGCATCGTCTATATGTGTTGCAATGGGTAGGTTAAAGCGCTTGATAGCCATAAACTCATCAAGCCACAACATTGTTTCAGGATCGCTAAAATATGCAATATCAGCGCAGTAAAGCAGATTAAAGTATAATTGCTGACCTGGAGTAAACTTTGCATCTTCATTCTCTTCCAGTATGCGCTTAATCTCATGCCACATCTCCTGTTCTGTATATTGTATTTTCCGTTTTAATGTTGGACTTTTTGCCTCATACGGAAATGTAAGCTCGCGTGTTTTAATTTTGTGATAATGAAACCACAGTGCTACACGAGCTTTTAATTCTTTTTTTTGTTTGGGGCCTTATACTCATTGTAGATATCCATTAGTACAATGTCTACCTCGTTATCATCTAAATGCCCTATAGACTTTTCTGCATCTGTAAATGCAAAATTCATTACCCAGTCTAATACTTTGTAGAATTTACTGTTATCGACTTTGCCCTCTGCGTCAACAGCAGCAATCTCTAAACGGTGCAATTCTCTTCTGTTCTTGAATGTTAAATCACGGCATTCAAATTCGCCATGTTTTGTTTTTATGGTCATACATACTCACTATTTGTATTAACCCAGGATTTAAGCGGCAGTACCGATGCTTACAACAGTGTTAGCTGTATCAGCTCCATCGTAGGTACATCTAAATGGAATAACAGTTTTCCAACCATCATCATCAAAATTTATCGAAGCAGTGTCAATAATTGCTTTTGGTGCTTGAATTTGAAACACGCCAGTGTCAAGATCAATTGCAACGACTGGTTCAGCAGTATCAGCAAATGTAATAGCGGTTTTTGATTCAGCATCTCGCTTTACAGTTAAGCTACCAGTAGCCTCATAACCCCCAACAGAATAACCAAGTGGTTTAAACCCATTGCTTGCTATATCAAAACCAACGCGATTTACTTCTCTAGCAATGTTTAATTCAAAGCTATATAAAACTAAATCTTCAGCACTACCTGAATTAATCTCTGTTTTGGTTAAATCATGCATATTAAAGAAAGCTGTGTGATTCTTGTTTAATACATGAGTACCACCTGTAAACGTTTTTGCAGCTAGAACAGGCGCATATCCTGTGACAAACGTGGCAGAACCCATTACCATGCCACCATCACTGCCAATATCACCAGCCAAGCTAAATGAAGTACACATACAACCTTTAAATTCGGTGTCTACACCGGAAGCTGCGGTTGAAGCAGGATCTGAGTCCTCAAAATGTATGGTCACCGGTACAATACTAGCTACGCCATCACTATAGGTTGTAGCAGCAGGCATACTACCTATTAATGCATTCGGTGTAGTGCCATCACCAAATAAGGCAAGGCAAATTCTATCTATTGCTTTATCACTTGCCATAAATGTCATTGAGATTTCATACATTCTATCATGTCTTTGCGCTCTAACCATATCATCACTTTGCGCTTGGCCACCATTTAAGCGGAACGGTGCTACACTAAGCGTGTGTGCAGCTACTTCCGAAAAGCTATAATCTGTTACTGGCATTTCAAGGGTTACGCCAGCAGCTAGTGTAGCCGTACCCAATGTTACTTCTGTGCCAATTGTAACTTTAGAATTTGTTTTAGTTTGAAATGTTGTGCTTTTAGCCATTACTTAGCCTCTTTTTTTGATTCTTTTAAACAGTCTTTTAACTTCTTAGGCAAAGGTATTAGTGCTTTTGGCACTTCTACTTCTAAGCCACTTTTTAATCTTAAATGTGTTGATGCGCTACCCAAGGCAAGAAAGTTGTCCTCATCAGGCAATGCAAAATATTCTTTTTTAGCTATATAGCTCATACTAACTCCAGTGTTGTACATGTAAAGGATAAAATACTGCGCAATAAATCTTCATTATCTTCATCTCGCTCATATTCTACACCGCTTACAATACCATTAAAAAACTTGTTTGTGCCAGACTCTGCATAATTCCTATTGTTATACAATAACCTCTTTAAGCGCTCTGCAATTTCACTAACTTGCTTAACACTATTTTTTGTATAATTCCCTGAAGACATTAGCTCATAGCTTATCTGGACTTCACAATTCCTTGTTTGCCCATCTGTAAGCGAATCTTCAAGTTCATCAGATACTAGCGTTATCAAAAAGCTTTGATTACCCTCATGGGCATTAAAATGAATCGGTATTGAGAACTCATCAGCAATAATGCTATATAAATTCTCAATGACACGATCATAAATGACATTTTCATACGAAATGGCCATCTATATTAACGGCGCTTCGATGACACGCTTTTGCGCTTTTTCATTTTACTTTTCTTTTTCTTTGGTGGTCTTCCACGCTTACTTCCATATGAACCTGGTCCTTTTGGCATAATTACTCCTTATCTATATATTTGTCCTGATTTAACTGTTCCTACTGGTATCTCACTGCTTTGAAAAATAATTGCGAACTCATCAGACGAGGTGTAAACGCCTGCCTGAAAACGAATCTGTGCGCCATAAGCTAACTGCTGATAGTCACCACTCATCTGTTCAGCACTAACTACTTTATGCATTCTAATACCAGTATCATCTTTTACGTACACATCATACTTTACTGGACTTGCTGTACCTACGGCAAATGTGCCACCAGTACTAATAACCACCCTCACTTCGTCATAGTCAACTGAGGGCGGACCATTCAACTTAATATCTTCGATATATCCTGTTGTATTTGTATGAACACTTACTTCTTGTATAACGCCTTTTTCTGATGCGAATGAGGTTTCATTCGACATAACATATTCCCGGCGTTTAAGCTTATCTAAAAGACCGCTACCATCACCATTAATAGCTAGTGCTTCTATTGCATCTGCTTTTTCAGGGTCACTACTACGTACCAGGTCGGCGCAGGCGAGGATAGAATTAATTCTTACAATAATAAAATCATATGCGCGCTCACTTGCGCCTTGGTATGTAGAGTTTAATTTTTTATATATGGGTCTGTTTAAATAAGAGCGCATCATATCAGCTTGCTCTTTGCATACTGTTGTTTTTAGAGCATCCCAATCTTGTCCTGACTCAAACACCGCGCTATTAAGTGCAGAGACGCTAGAGGAACCAAGAAAGTAGAATAAAGAGTTACTAGCGCTTACATACTGTGCTTCATTATCAGCATTAGGTGTATCTGTCACCATAGACATCTCTGCGCTATCTTTAAATGCTTGCTCTACATAACCGCTATCTGCTAATTCGTATAAGTTAGATGTAGCAGTCGTTTTCCAATTGGGATTTAATACAACTTTGCGGTCATATCGATCAATATCACTAACGACGCTTTTTAAATCGCTATGATTATTACAGAATGCTGAATATATACTGCTCATGCTACCGCCATATTATCTTGATTGGGAAGTAATGTGACATCTGGTATCTCTGCTGTTGATATTAAAGCAAGGATAAGCGCAAGAGACTCACCTTGTGTATTGTAATCACTGCGTATTTGTTTTTCTAATTCTTTTAACTGACACATTACTTCAATTATGTTTTCTATTTTTTGTATTTCATTATCCATATGCTTCTACTATCTTGATGAAATGGTCTACAGTGCCTTTGCCACGTGCAGTGTTATAGTACTGTTTCCATTGACGAGCTTGTTCTTTAATTGTTTTAGGCAATTTCTGAGGCACTCTGCGCCAGTGTAGTCTGCAAAAAGCTATTTGCGCTTTAACATTATAAGTTAATATCTTGCGCCAAGCATCTTCATTTGGACTAGTAAAAAAGCGCCAGTCTAACATACAAGCATTAGCGACTTCGCGCATAAGATCTTCTCTATAATTAAGATAGTTCTTACATATATCCACCGCATTGTGTGGCTCACACTGGAAAAAACCGCGAGCCACATTTGAACCACCAACCTGGTATAGATATTGATACTTTGATTCGACTAGGCCAGTATTGAAAACAAGCGAAACCGCTTCTTTACTATGCAAGCCTATATCATGCAAAGTCTCATCTATGAGGTTAATTAACTGGTCTTTATTTACCACCAGCAAGTCCGTATATAATATCAGTAATTAGGTCAGCTACGCCACGAAAAAACTCTTTTTCTCGGTCATCTTTGACAAATGGAATGTTAACGGCTTTATCCATTTTTTCTGCAAGCTCTTCTTCAAAGTCATCACTTTGTATCCATGAGAGCATCTCGCTTTTTACGCTATCGGCTTGTTGTTCTGCCATAGCGAGTAACATCTTTTTAATATCCATGCTATTTTCTTTCCTTTAGTATTTGTTTTATTTCTGCAATGTCTTCCATGATGACATCCAGCTTGTAGGTTAGCAAATTTCTATCTGACTCATATTGACGATTATCAACTTTGAGTTCTAATTCTTTTTTAATGCTGCTTATGTCTGATTTCATAAAACCAAATGCAAGCGTCATTGAGCCAATAAGCACAACAATAGTAACAACATTCTCTAGTGATATATTTGTATTCAACTTCATACTACCAATTTTTACACGACCAGTAACGAGCCGTTAATTTATCTTTAGCATTCGCGCAACCCATTCTCGCTCTAAAACTTTTGCGCCTTGCAGGATTGCTTTTTTTAATGCGCATATTAGGATCGCCAAAACGTACAAGTTTAATTTGACTTCCTGATTTAGCAAGTACTGCAAATTTCTTAGACTTACCGGGTGTTCGCTTTGGTTTATTATATGCACTAAATCGTTGTCCACGATATGTAATCATTTTGAGCCGCCATTGTTCTTACCTTGTAAGTAAGCAATGCTTTTACTCAAATCTTCTAAGTTCTCATCTTGCCTATCAAACTTGCGATCAATCTTGTCATTCATTGTTTCTTTGAATGCATTTACTGAATCAATTAGCTTAATAGATATGCTTTGCGTATTGGATAACTCTGCGCTCATTTTGCTTAAATCAGCACGAATTGACTCTAGGTCTTCGGTTTGGTCTTTCTGTGAGTTAACTAGGTTCATTAATAAATATCCAAATAAAATACAAATCATCCCAGCCGATCCAAGCTGTATATATAATTCCGCAATTTCGCTCATTTTTTTTCCTCACACTTCTTACAAACACCGTTAAAAGCTTCTTTTACTTTTGCACCACAATAAATGCATTTAAATGGTATCTGTGGCATTATTTACGCTTCTTTCTTCTTTTCTTTTTAGCCGATTGCTTGAACGCTAACGCTGTTGGAGCATTCTTTGAACGTGGACTGCGCATTCTTTCGTTGCTGCCACGTTTAATTCTTTTTCTTTTAGCGTGGATGTTTGCCCACAATCCAGCACGTTTTTTCTTTCTAGCCATTTTTTATTCTCCGCAACTCTCTGTTAATAAAATAATTATGATTAAAGTCATCTTCTGTTAGCTCTACTTTCGTTTCGGCTTTCCAAAAATGTTTAATGGATTTATATCTAGCGATTTTTTGTACCATGCTTCTATTTCTTTCATCTCAGCATCATGTATTGACTTGAGGTCTGCAACTCGTTGCTCAAGCTCTGCCACTCTTCTTGCAGTATCGTCAATTTTCTGTTTAACACTATATGCAGCGCCAAAAATTGATAGCAATAAAAAAGCAGAATTAAACATCCAGCGCAAATTGACACGAAAAGAAAGCGTATCTCCATCGGTAATTTCTCCAGTATACGACCTTGCACCTTTCTCACTCAATGCTTGAGGTCCACTCACTACCAGCCAGTGTACTCATTATCTGACTGTGTGAAAACTTGTCGTAAGAACTAAATACAGCAGGATCATTATCTGCATCATTGTCACAAGCAAACTTCAATAGTGCTTTAGAACTATCTCCATCATCTCCGTTATTCTTGCGTAATGTGTCTTTACTTGATTGTATTGCATTTTCTATTAACGCATTAGATACAGGAATAGCTGATAATAGCTCTGATTTGCTCATAGAGCTTGTATAATCATAACTGTAGCTATCCATCCATGCTTTTATTTCTGCGACTGTATTTGAGTCTGTAGGAGCATCTGCTGAATCAATATCAGCTACAGGCACAATTAAGTATGCCCTACTTGCCCATTTACCACTATAGTCATCTGACCATCTATTTGTTTCTTCACTCATAATTAATTCCTTTAAGGTGTTGTTGTAGTTCTATTTGTGTCTTGCTTTGCATACCCATTAGGTTCTGCGTTTGGTGGTGATTGTAAAGTTGTACCAGATACTGTTCCATGATTTGAGTTTCCACTTCTGTCATATATTGTAGAACTTGTATCTTCAACCCCACTTGTAGCATCTGAGTTACCAAATGCTAAATATGTTATTAAATTGTCACTAAAATCTGTATATAGATTAGAATGCCTACCATTATTGTATATGCTTAAAATTTCAGCATCTGTTAAAGATTTATTCCAAAGTGCTACTCCAGAAATATCTCCATCAAAAAACTCTGAGCGACTTGAACCACCTCTAGCTATAGAAATACTCTGATTATTTTGTAAAGACACATGACTTGAATTTGTAGTTGTAGTTTGAGGTTGTCCATTATAATATATTTGATATTTTGAGCCATCCCATACAAGTGCTAAATGTGTCCATGAATCATTTGGGAAACTTGCACTACCTGCATTTTCCCATACAGTTCTTGGAGTACCATTATAAATAGTTACTAATTCATCAGTATCTCCACTTGCAAATGCACCTATCCAAATAACACCAAAACCACTTGAAACAAAACTACCGATTGGTGCACTACCAGAACTTTTAGTAATTGTTGAAGTTGGTTTTACCCAAACTGAAAAAGATTTATAATCTTTATTTACTGCACTTGCTGTAACTATATCGTTTGTGCCATCAAAGCTACCAAACCCATAACCTGAATTAGCTCCTGTGAGAAAGGATTGATCTGGCAGAACTGAGGAATAGACTAAATCAGCAGAGTCTTGATTTGTCATAAGTCCTACATTTCCAGATACTTGCTTTATTGAAAAATTAGATACTGTAATGGATTTATTTGCCCCACCAGACCTAAAACCTATATACCTTGTAGCAGAGGCACTTGCTTTTAAATAAAATACTTGATTAGCACTTCCTAGAGAGGATTGAGCTAAATATGGAGTTGATGTTTGAGTATCAAGATGATTTGCAGAACTTAGACCTCGAAGTTGTACTGATGAATCTGTGTTTGAAGTTGTAAATGTAATTTTATAAAAAGCATTAGCTACAGCAGTAAATTCAGTCCTAAATGTTTCATTAGTTACATAAGTACCACTTGAGCCACTTGTAGCAGTAACACTATTAGCTGATGCATCATAACTAAAGCTGCCACTATAAGGTGGGTAACTACTTCCGTTACCATCATTTGTCCATCCATTAGTAAATAACTCCGCTCCAAGAACAGGCTCATTTACATCTATAATAGCAGGGAAAGTGTCACTTAGGTCTGATGATTGTAGGACTTCTTTAAAAGACATATCTGTTATATAGACAACATTACCAGAACCCATATCTACTTGTTGAAATATCATGCTTGCGTGTCTGCCACGAAAATATAAAGAATAACTTGCACTTGTAGTCGTTAATGATGGGGTAACATGATTAACAGCTTGGTCATATATTCTTATTTTTGAACCTGCACTACCACCCTGGTAGTAAGCATTAAATGTTAATTTATGCAGTTTATTTTCTGATGCAACAATATCAGTATTTAATAAACTTGCATCGCTAAAAGTAGCATTAAGTCCTGTACCTGTACCTGCATAGGTTATTGCAACTCCATTAGTTACATTTGCAATATTAGATTCACTACCACCACCATAAGCAGATGAAGTATTATTATCAACTTTTTCTCCACCCAACTCTTCTTCTGTACTCTCAAATGCCCCCATGTCATAACCTGCAACCATTTGCTGTACTATGTCATCTGATGCACCATTTGTGATTGTACCATCGTTTGAGTTAGAACTTGAATCTGCTATGGTAGGATATGCCTTACTTGTGTCTGAACCCATTCTCCATAGTCCTACTAATCCTGTATCAGCACTTGGGTTGTGAGTAATACCTTTTTGGTATTGAGCGTAAATAAAATCAGCATCTTTAGCATCTGAGTAAATTGCTACAGAACTTATAGAGCCTGTTAAGTTACTCCACCCACTTGCTCCACCGATTTGAAACACATTACTTGAATAGGTTATAGAATCAGTATAAGAATCTGTACCTTTAAGTTCTCCATCTAAATAAATCTTTATATTGCTCTTATCGTAAGTACCTACTAAGTGATGCCACACTCCTGTAGAACTCATTGGTGTTTCAGCGTGATTAGAACCCCATGAATTAATTGCAAATATAATATTATCTGCATTATCCATAGCTAATCTCCACCCATTGCTACCTGTGTCTGTATTACCAACAACTAAATCATAATCTTCAAGAGATGTAAAGTTTACCCAAGCAGATACAGTAATTGCTTCGGTTGGAGATACAGCAGAGGATGTAGTCATAGCAATTACATCATTTGTTCCATCAAAATCCACTACAGAAAATCTGTTGTCTCTCATGGGAGTATAGCGTGATTTTGCAAACTGCTTTATGGTTTGAGCATCCAAAATTGTCTGATGTATTGCTATATTTGAAATATAGCCTTTGTAAAATCTTTGAACTGCACTACTATAATAACCTGCACCTATGTAAATATTATTTGCTTTTGTAGCACTATCTACTGCTGTTCCTGTAGATGCTAATGTTCCATTAATATATAATTTTATACCACCACTTCCACCATCTCTATCTACAGTATATGAAAAATGATTCCAAGAATTTTGTAAAAAACCATTACCTACAGTATTTGCTGACACTATTGGTAAATGTCCACTTATAGATGCACCTTCAGACCTTAAAGCATTATCAAAAACCTGTATAACTAAACCTTCCGAATAATCATTTCCTGTGTCAACTAAAGCTATTATTGCTTCATAAGTTGTACTATTGTCTATATAATAAAACCAACCAGAGACACTAAAATCGCTTAATGTTAGTCCTGTGTTTGATGCTAACACTCTTTGGTCTGCACCATCAAAATCAGTATAGAAGTCACTTCTGGCGATTGATTTATCTTCTTCTGGTAGTACCTTATCCCCTGCTCTGAGCCATAGTTTAAGGTTGGATGCTGAGTATTTTGTTAGGTCTAATGGCTTAGAGGCGAGCTTTGCGATGGTACTTGCACTTAGTTCTACGTTCCAGACTGCTACTTCGTCAATCTTCCCATTTGCATATTTGTCATCATAATCATCAAAACCAATATTAACAGGAATAGGATGATTGTGCATAGCCACATAAGTCCCAAATCCATCTGCTGTACCATTATCTAATGAACCATTTATATATAAATTAATTCCAGAAGATGCACTTGTACCCCCAGAACCATCATAAGTAACTGCTACATGAGTCCAAGTATTTTGAGATATTGAGGCAGTAGAAACTCTTTTCTCATTAACACCTATACTATTATCAGCTAAAAATAACTGCAACTTATCACTATCATCACAATAAAATCTCCACTCTACTTGAGAACTTGTAGCTTTTGATGCAATAGAAAATCTTGTAGCTTCTACAGGGTTTATCCATGCTGATATGCTAAAAGCTGAGTCACTAGAACCATCTCCAAATGATAAAGAATCATTATCAGCTATTTGTAAATAATCATTAGAACCATCGAATGAAAATGAATACTTGTTGGGAAAGCCGAGTAATGCCCCACCTTTTGTAAGGATGTTGCCTAATCCTAGCATAGACTTACCCTAAGTATGCTATCACTGAACCGCTTGCTAATGTAAAAGCAGTCCATCTACCAAAAATAACTACTCCAGCAGGGAATGAGTTGGATGAGTCTATTGCATCTCCGTTACCGCCTGATGTGCCTACATACGATGCACTTTCAGGGGTTAATGTTGTAAAGGTTGAATCAGAAATGAATTGGATCGCAATGATTTCTTTACCTGAGATAGCAGTTGTACCATCTTCGAATAAACAACCTGATTGCCCCAATGATGCATTTTGTGATTCTTGAACTGAGTATTTGTGTATATTTGCCATATTTCTTCCTCACTAAGGTTTGGCTACCGTGAACGTGATCGTATAGGTAGTGTTAAAAGTAGTTACTACTTATAGCGCAATAGATTACAAGATTACGCCTTGAGAGCGCAATTTTGAATCAGATGTTGAGTTCATTATGATAGTTGGCGCAGAAAATAACTTTCTTGCTTTTTTGGAGTTACACTTAGGGCATACAGGCTGTGCTTTTTTTATTAGAACAGCCTCGTATATATGCTCACATGATTTACATTTAAAATCAAAGGTCATTTCTTTGCTTTCTTTTGTTCAACGTTTTTTACTGGCGCAGACTTAACTACTCCATGCTCGTCACACTTAACATAACCCTTGTCTTTAAACTCTTTTTTCATTTTATCAGAGATACTGTCTAGCTTACCAAAAACAGAACCATCCTTACGTTTATAATATAACATGTTGTTTCCTGATTACAGCCGGGTGGACCATAAGGCCCACCCAACTATTGTTATTGGTACTATCTACGATGGGTTCGCAAAATTAACAATACCCAAAGCAGCACTATCCGCCGCATGCGAAATCGCAGCGCCAAACATTACGTCGGCAACCACGGAAGTCGCTAGGTGGTCAATGTCGTACGCTGACTGTACTCTAGGTGCAATCTGCATAGCGAAATAAACTGACTCTTTCTTAAAGATAGAAGCAGTTTCATCACCAGTACCACCATCATCATCCCAGTCTGTAGATACGAATGTTGGCATACCATAGATTTGCCCACTAGCACCACTGACATTTGGATTCTGACCATCACCTCTACGAGATGCATCATAAAAGTCCTGTAAAGACAGAACACTCATATATGACGCTGGAGATAGATAGAAATAAGTCTCTCCATCTGCGTAGTCATGATTTGCATCAAGTAACTTCTGTAAACCACTTCTGATTAAAGCAGTTGTCATTGTATTATCAACACCAAGAGTAACATCATTAGCTGTAGCTGACTGAATGATGTCTACTGCAAGATAGTTTTCAACTTTCTTCGCAAGAGCATACCCCATTGAGCTTGCATAAGCTCCAAAGAGATTTGCTGATTCTTGCACTCTGACTACATCTTCAATACGCTTTGCTTCGTAATGATGTTGGTCAACAGTTAAACTAATCTTACCATCAGTGTTGTTTGTGTATGTTACTGCACTACCAGCACTTTTTGCAGCCGCTGTTTCTTCAGCAACTTTTGGGATATTTAAAATATCACCACCACCTGCTAATTCACTAGAGAAGTCCATGACTTGATTTCTTAAAGAAAATCTAGCCTCAGCATAATCTAGGATAGCGTCACGCCACATTTCAGGTATGAAATTGGCGGCGGTTGTTTTGGTTACGTTTCCATCTGCCATAATATTATGTCCTAATTTTTATTATAGTAGTCCATCACTTTTTGCCAATTACCAACGCGCTCTTTGGTATTCATATCCTTAAATGGATGCTTACCATCGGCTGCGCGCTTTGCAGCAATTGTCTCATCTGTGAAGACTGACTTTGTTATTCTTTTCGAGAACTTCAGAAGCTTTGCCGTTGACATTTCTTCTGCAAATTCACGATCTTGTTCATTTAGCGAGGCTAGAGCATCATTTCTTAATGTTGCATCTAGTTCGTTTGCTTGCGTTACTACTGATTCCATTTCTTTGGCTTCAGCGTCACGTTTCTCAAACAATTCCTGCCATTGCTCTTTCTCTTTCAGCTTTTCTGTTTCTATCGCTTCCAGTTTAGACTGCAATGAGGCAACTTTTTCCTCACTCTTTCTTGCACGCGCTCTGTACTTTTTGCTTTCTGCAATTAACGATCCAGCATCGCTGCTAGTGCTGGTGTTATCTTGTTCCGTAGATGCTGGAACGGCCTGCTCTTCCTGAGCTACTTTCGTTTCTTCAGACATTCTGTCTCCTATACTTCAATGATGACCACTTGGCGTTTTGTCATTTTTTGTAAGTTTTTCGCAAACGTACTAACAAACATTTTACCAACTGCTTTTTCAGCATCAGGTCCTATCTTATTAGGCTTTGCGACTACACGCGCCTTTCCAGGTCGCGAAATTATTTTTCTTCTTTTCTTAGAATTACCAAACTTTCCAAACTTATTATCTTTCATTTTTACCGCTTGTTCTGAGTCAGTAATACCGTAATCAATCTTTAACTCACCGCCAGTAGTTTCACCCTTGATGTATTTAAACTTGCTTAACATTTGGCCAGTTAACATTAGGTTTGGTGGGTTTGTCTTTTTGCTTTTTTGGTTATGCGATGCTTTGCCTGCTGATTTACGCTTGGCATACCCTGGCGTATAACTAGCAAACTGATTACCATCAGCATCAATACCTTTTAAAATTTGTTTTTTATGCTCTTGCACAATTCTCTTACCCTGCAAATCAAGGTCTTTTGTTGTGAAGTCTAATAATTTTCTAAGTTCAGGAAGCATTGATTGGAATCCATAAGTGACGGCAGTTCCAGCCTCCCCGATCAAGAAATGCACCTTTTTGTTCTGCTTCAATTCTATTTCGAGTCAGTGGCTCTTCTGATAAAAAAGTTCTGCATATTGGTCTATTCTTTTCATCTCGAGGTCCTGCATACTCATACAAAGTATCATTTGGTAAGTCTTCCGACATTGTTGCAATAACGCTTTGCTGATATGTTCCTAGTGTACTGGTAATAATTGTATCAATTCGTGGAACATCTCGCCCAAGGTTGCGTCTAATTAGGCCTGCAATATCATCTGTGCTTAGCTTATTAGCAATACCTTGAGAAATACTCATGCGAATGGACTCGCCAACTGTGCCAGTTAATCTTATAATACTTGAGCGTTGTACATTTTGTAATGCTAGGAGCTGTGTTTCAGATGTTGCACCAAAAAAAGGCAAATCATCCAGTAATCTCTCTGTTGCAATCATATAAGCACCAACGCCGGCAGATGCAGCAAGATCTTGCACAAAATAAGTGCTAATGTCAATTGCAGCAAGAAATAATAGTATTTCTTCTGTTGTTAAGCCCTCTTCTTCGAGTTGCTTCGTATCACTAAGAAATTCGCTGCTTGCCTGCTCGATAGAATCGTTATATGCTTTTATTGCATCATCAAGAACTGCCATTTTGTAGTCTGTTTAATAATCTATTTGCTGGTTGGTCTTCTTCCTGCTTAGAGGCAAGATTGTCTTTAAATTGTTGTAATTGAGCTTGGTTATAATCAGGATTGTTAATAATGAACCAATCTTCAGGCGTTGCTAAATTGTTTTCAAAGCGCCAGTTCCAATACTCAATTTCATCTCTTGGTGTTAGGATTGTTTGTAATGGCTCAATAAAGTCTACCGCATAATCATCTTTTAACTGTACGTTAGCTTTGACTTCAATAATACGTTTATCGATCGCAAAACGTTTCTTCTCCCACGGCCGCCATGTGTCTTCGACTGATGCACTACGTTCATCCATTAACTCAGCGTCTTGAATACGTAATGCCTCTGCACTAGGTGCATTGCCATGTGTATCAGCAAACTTTACTCGGATGTTATTGTTTTGCAGCGTTGCTTCTGTCATAAAACGCAACGAAGAAATAATGTCGGTAAGACTACCACTTGGCCCTGTTACGCCTAGTGTACTGTTCTCAGGCAAATATAAAATTTTATCTACGCCTAGCTCTACTCTACTAGCATCATCCACATTAGAAATAAACTTAATTCCAAGTGCGCCAAACCTTATTGCAAGCGCTAATTCTGTCATACCTACACTTAGACTTAGGTCTGCTTTTACGACATCATCTGCACCTGCGCAATAAAAATCACGTACCGGTGGTTGTTTATGTGAAAATAGTACTGGCAAAATACCATATGGATTCAGATCTTGGTCATTGACTGAAATCTTATCGCCATTGTTTTTTAGCAAGTAATGTTGTCCTGGAAACCCGGGTCTTTCGGCAGTCCATACAGCATAGGTCATCTCAGAGTCTCTTTGATTGCCATGTTGCTGTATAGCATACATAATACCAACTGGCTCATGCTCATTTTCTAAAAATAATGTTTCAAAGAATGGCAATAGGTCATATTCAACGCGTTGATTTAGTTCGGACCATCTACAACGAAATGCCATTGTGCCAAGTAAGAATGTAAGGCGTTCTAATTGACGGCGGACTTGGTTTAAGCCTGATAAATCAATTAAGCTTTCATATCTTGAGTCGGTAAGCATTCTTGGGGGGCGCTTGTAGGACATGCTTCTGATCGATGATATTCTTCGCGTTAGATTCTGATTAAAAATCGGAACTTGCTGAAGCGACTCGCTTCCAAAAAATTTACGGACATACTCTTCGGTATAACCTTCATAAAAATCAAGCATGTACTCACGCTCG